CTATGCTACTTTGTCAAGTATTTTTCTAATGTAATCAACACCTTTTTGAAAAACAAGGGTTTTAATATTTATCCGGATTTCTCCCGGTCTGGCTTCATATTTCTGTTCTATAACTCTAAAATATCCACAATCAATATATTTCTGATATGGTTCATTGTTCTGTTTCAAAATTCCGTTATTTCTAAGAATTTCAAAAAGCTTGTTTCTACCAATTCCCGGGAAGTTCAAAACCTTAGCGACCTGCCCTATATCAATAGCGTCTTTACTATCGGTTACGGCATCGAAAAATTCTTCTTTCGGCTTCATCCTCTCGTTTTCGGTCAAGAGCAATTTATTCTTTTCCTCAAGCTCTTGTTTTCTTTCCAGTGCATCAGCGTAAGCCCTTAACGCTGTAGGGTAATCTTTTGGAATTTCGTTTTGATCCTTGTTAAAATAGTTATCAACAAGTCTATCATACACATCCCAAGCAATATCATTGTTCAATGATTTTGCATGAAGGAATGCGCCTTTCTCTGTCCAGAGATACAGACGATTAAGATTACTAGGCAAATCGTGAATTTCACGAAACGCTCGGAGTTCTTCCCCGTCAAGCAAAATAAAATGTTTACCCTCTTTATACCGCCCTTTGTTATGATTAAAATTATATGAAATCGTTTTACTATCTGTTCCGTACGCTTCAGCAATCTGCTGTGTTGTTAGTACGCGAATATTTTTATACTCCGTCACTGTTAAATTATTCATATACATAAACCTTTCAATTTCTTTCAAATATAGTCATCTTGTGTAAAACTTAGCGTCATAATATCCTTAGTAAAACAAAATTGTATATTTTATCTTGCGTAGGTTTGTATATCTTTTGTAAATTCGTCTTGTTTCCCTGCACCACCTCCAAAAATAAAAACACGAAAGATTTCCCAACTTTTTGGGAATTGTCTTTCGTGTGCTTTGTTTGACTTGGTATGGTTTTTGTGTGTCGGGCTGGATTTTCTCCAGCCCTTTCTTTTAATTGTCTTCAATACCCTTTTGAGTATCATCAATCAGCTGATCGACCATCTTTTCCGCTTTTTCATAATCCTTAGACTTCAAAACTTCTTTGAGGTCTTTCAGATCCTGCAAAAGTCTTCTTAAGTAACTTTTAAATACACTCATATCTTCGCTCATTTTTCTCCTTTCTGGCTTTCGCCTATTGCCTTTCGACAAGATTATAATAGACTATTATCATGTATTTGTAAATAGTCTATTTTCATGTATTTATATTTTTTATAATATCAGTTATTCTTTTATCTATTCTACATGATAAAACAAAAAAATTCTCCTTGCAATTTTTATCCCTTGTACTGTTATACAGGTTTACTCCTTTCTGCTGCAAGCAAGCTATATAATAATCTTCGGCGCAAAGTCTTTCTTCACTTTTACATTGCCCGGGAATTTCTAATAATTCAATAATTTCAATTTTAAAATTATTGTCATAATCTTCCTGAAGGTCTTTACAGTAATGATTTCCAGCTTTTAATAAATTCACATGTGCTTTTGCTCTTTTTCTCAAGTTCTCTGTTTCTCCAATGTAAATTCTTCCATTATCTTTATTTATTATGGCATATATACCACCATTTCTATTTTCTGGATAAACAATATTCTTTTTCAAACAATCACCCTCTTTTATATTCCATGATGTCCCCTGGTTGACAATTTAAAAGTTTGCATAAATTACATATAACTTCGCAAGTCACATTTTCATTCTTTGTCAATTTTGCCACAGTGTTAGAATGTATTCCATTATTTTTTAACCACTGCTTATTAAGTTCCTTCTTATCCATAATCTGCCACAGCCTAGAAAAGTCTATTCTTCCATTATCTCCATAGTTAGCCATCTTTACACCTCTTTTCTTTTTATATATGATAATAGATTTTTCATATCATGTCAACGTCTATTTTCATGTATCATGTTGCACAACAAACCATTGTTTTATTTCGTCTATTATTGTGTATTTTGTCAATTGCTATTTAGTCTATTATCGTGTATTATAATCTCAACAGGAAAACAAAGAACACAAAAACAGGAGGGAACGATCATGAAAGCTAAAATTAAAATTGAGGGAAAGATAAATGATACTTACACTTTTCAGCAACCAGAAGAGGGAAATATCCTTGACGAGCTGGAGGCGATCATCGAAGAAATGAAAGCCGGAAGAATTGATAAAGTAGAAATTGAGAGGGAGGCGTAAACATGAGAACGTACGAACAGGATTTAAAAGAACTTAATATTTCAGCAGAAGAATTTGATAACATAATTTCACACATTTACGATAAAACAGCCGATGAAATGGCGGTGCTTGCTAAGGCGATTAAAAGCGGCGCGGCTGTTCTCCCGACTGTAAAAAGAGCATTTGAGCGCGTTCTTGCAATTAGACAGGCGGAAAGACAAGAAGCATATAACATTTATTATAACGATTTAAATACTATGTGTTATAGCTGTAAAAAATGCGGTATAAGTTGTAACGGTACAATTTGTAAAACTTGGACTGGTTGCGCAATGAAAAATTAAGTCGAAACGGCGGAAGCTGCCGCCGTCTGCAGGAACTGCCCTACCTGCACCGATGAGACAGGGCGCATGATGAAAGGATGGTTGATTTTATGAAGATGATGACACTTGAAGAAGCGAAAGAATACACACGCCAAAAGTTGGCACCGTATTACAGCAACGAGCGAATCGAGAACGTTGTAAAACAGTATGTTTCCGTTGTCCGCCCAGGCGTTGTCTTAGTTGAAAATAAAAATGTGGGACTTATGGAACTGTATCTATAGGAAAATGAAAGGATGGTTGATCTTATGAAGTATTACAGAGCAGAGATCGAAGACGATAATTTCGAAATAATTTTAGCCGATAGCGAAGAGGATGCTATCAATCAGTATTTTGAGTTAGGAGAAAAACACGATTTATTTAATCTGATAGAGCTAAATGATGATTATAATGAGGTTCGCACAATTTTATAAATTAGGCAAGCGGCGGCGTTTACCGGGGTTCGATTCCCCGGCTTGCTTTTACCCAAAAATTTGAATATGGAGGAATTGAAGTATGAGAAAATTATTTTTATTAAAAAAAGGCAGAATGAACTTTTATGCATGCCTGTATGACTGTGGCATGTATACAATCGACCGAATTACAAAAGGATTCGGCGGAATTGTGACAACATTTGAAACACTGGAAGAGCTTGAAAAATATGCTGCTGAAAACGGATATAAAAAAGCATAATAACCGCCGCAGAGGATGCACGCCGGAACCACTGCCGGCGGCGGTTCTACCCGTAAGGGAATTTTATTTTTTAGGAGGATTTACAAATGACTTATCCGAACGGAGCACAGACAGTTTTTCAAATCACATGCATGGGAAGCGTTTACAGTGTAGACGATGGATTTTTTAGGAACGATGGAATAGGGACAGACTTTGAAACGTTTGACGATGCTTGGGAAGTTTTCAAAACGCTTCCCGAATGGGAACAGAATGCTGCGGAAATAGAGGAATTTTAAGCCGGGATGATTCCGGCTTTTTCCAGTGTCCGGATATATTGCAACTTGACAAGATATACGCCCGGTCATATAATACGCTTAAGTGAACGCGTATAAGCCATTTTAAGGCTTGTGCAAGGCTATGCAGTGCTTTTTATACTCACGGTATAAAACCGCCTGTAAATCGCTTTTACGACGTTGCAAGCCTGTAAACACTGTGTTTATCTTGCCGCGTTGGCACTCCCCCAGGTGCACAGCCATGATGCATCCGGGAAACCACCAGGAAGCATCCGGGGCGCGTCTGGAGACATCACCGGCATCCCGCCGGGGTATGAAAATTCTGATTTCTGATCTCAAAATCGAGCCGTTTTCCAAGAAGAAAAAAATTCAAAAGTTGAAAAATGAGATTCCAACTGTGAAAAGACAATATGCACAGTAAATTATTATGCGTCATTTCGCAACTTGTGAAATTTGACTAATTCGCTCTCTTCTCTTCCTCTGGCTCTCGGTCTGTTTCTGCTTTTTCTGCGATTTCGTTGTTCTTGTTCCCATAAAATTCCTCATTTACTTTCTGGTTGCGTGATTTGTAATTTACAATCTTTACATCTGCGTTCAATTCATCCGGTATCTTCCCGACGATCAACACTGTATGTGGCTGCAACATGTCGATCATAACTTTGAATCCCTCGCAAAACTCAATCCGAGCTGCCTTTGCCCGCACTCTTCCATTTGTGCATACAGCGATCACACCACCCTTACTGTACCCGGCAAAGCAAAGATCATAATTGTCTTTGTCCGGGATGCCTACGGACGGTATAACACGGATCCCGTTCAGCAGCATATAATGTGCAAGCGCATGGTTCCGGTACACGTTATATAGATTCAAAGCAAACGGCATACCACAATCGCCTGTAGCAATACTAAAATCCGGCATACAGACCGAATGGAAATACTTCAAGTGTTCCATGTATTTATCCGGGTTATTCCACAGTCTTTGAAACTTTGAATCGTCAATATAAAAATTCACATTTAATTTTCTATGCCCTTTTATCTTTTGTGAAAAGCTCTCTCCAAAATCTATGGAGTCCCCCGGCAAATAATCCAAGCTGCATGCCGGGACAATCGGGATCTGATATTTTTCATCAAGCTCCGCTCCATAGATCATATATTCTTTCATAACATCAAAAGATGTATGACATCCAGTGTACAATACTATCACCCCAAAAACATTTTACCATTTTTCTTCTTGACAAACAACTTCTTTTGTGAAAAGCAAAGAACGTGCGGCGTAATCACTTCTGCTTAGTTCATTTATCAGCTTTTCCCTTGTCATTTCCGGGTTTGTTCTGTGAATATACCGCAGCAATTCATCTATTTTGTCCACTATGCTGCCCTCCAATCAATGTTTGACATCAGATCATCCAAAAGATAGATCAAATCAGTACCGTACAGGCTGATCCAGTCCGCAAGATACTCTTCCTGCTCAATCGGCATATGAATGTTATAGGAAAAGCAAAAACAATGACAAAGTTCATGAGCCAGTATTTTGCGCAAATAGCCATTTTCTGGTTTATCCGAAACATATATTATCCTATCATTCCAATCAGTCACAGCAAGGCTGATAGAGCCATCAGAGCGCATCAGTTTACTGCTTGCACCGCGGACAAATTTTATTTCCCATTCAATACCATTTATCACAAACATATTTTACCTCCAAAAAAAAGAAACCACCAGCCAAATATCAGCCAGTGATTTCTAAATTTAAAGTTATTCTTCTTGCTCTTCAATCAACAAATAATTAATGTACCTTGTTGCTGTTCCAGCAAGTTCTTTGCTGTAGTCTAGCAAGTCCATCTTGTACTCCGGTTTATGCCCATATGTGACTGTATAGAACTTTTCCACAAGTTCTAAGTTATGTAAGTCAGACAATTCCACAAGAATTTTGTGATATAAAAATTTTCTCGTCCATCCGAACCGGTCACAGATAATTTTGAGTTTCCAGTTATTTTTATTAAACCATTTACCACTCTCTATCTTTTTTACGATGCTCCAGTGTGAAAACGGGTCTTTCTCCGGAATTTCAGCCTGCGGATTTTTCAAAGCCTGTTCCATGTCGTGAAAGCGATTGATGTATTGAGCCGTGAAAGCCGTTCCCTTAACTCCGGTCAGCTTGTGCGCGATAAATTCGCATCCTTTCTTGGTAATGTCATAGCATGGGCGTTCTTTTCCTTGCTCGTCCTTATAGGTGCTTTCTCTGAAGAAATCAGCCAACGCAATTTTGCGTTCGCTAACCAATCCATTATTGGCTTCGTTGATTTGCTTACAATAACGGTTGATGTCACGCATCAAATCACAATGCCTTTTCCCTACCATTCCCGCAACTTCCATACTGGTTAACGTCTGTTCTAATTGTTTCATATGAATATTGTTCATCAGCAAATCCCCCATTTCTTCTTAAATGAAAGTATCGTGCTCAAAATAAACTGTAAAAACTTCTCGTCCTGTATGCTCTGGATTTCCGTTATCAGCTGTTCTTTCATCTCGCACCGCCTTTCTTGTCGGATGCAAGGTTACTTGTAAAAATCCACACACATTTTAAAAAGTGTTCGCTGAGTACATTCAGATTTTTGGTAATTTCTTCAATATACATTTCTCTCATAGATTTTTCCTGCCTTTCGTTTGCTGTTTGACAACCATTCCAAAAAGCGGTATAATCCATGTATCAACCGCTTTTGGTGGCTGTAAGTGTAAGAGTAACCGTTACTTGTCTAGGGCTTCGGTTGCTCTTATTTCGTTATAGACCTTATCAATCCCTTTCATTACTACATCATATTGTGTCATTCCGGTTTTTTCACAGCAATATAGAAGTTTTTCTCTATCTTCTTCTGTTGCTCTTACTTTTATAATGTTATTTTTGGGATTATCTGTCGGTCTGCCTGTTCTTGGTGACACTGTTTCATCTCCTTTCTTTTGGGTACACATAAATATTAATATATGAGTACACAAAAGTCAATACCTTTTTGAAAAATTCCCAAATCCACAAATCACTAGCTGATATTCAGTTGTCAATGTTCAAACAAACAGGGGCATTTCTGCCCCTGCCATTACATTTTGGAAACAAGCGTTGACAGCTTGCTTTTTGTCATTGTGCGCTCTTCCGGTGTCATGTCGGAAATAAGCTCCGCCATATCCTCCGAAAGCTCTTTCATATATTTTTCAAGGTCATGCATCTTTGCGTCCTTGTCCTCCGGCGTATTGCCCTTGTGAAGCTCTTTGCTTTCCATGTAGCTTCTACGGCTCATGCCGCTTTTTCCCTCTCTGCGATCACGCATTCCACCATCTTGTGTCATTTTAGGCTCGGTATAATACATTCTGCCGGAAGAACGATCCATATCACGGTCGTGTTCCATTTCCCGGTACATTTCCGGTGTCATGTGCCAGTACGGAGGTTCGTCATATCCTCTCCGCGTTCCTCTTCCCTTTGGCGCAAATCTGCCGTCTGCATACCGGTAACGGTCATAATACCGTCTTCCGTCTCCGTAACGCTCAAACATATCAAGAACCTGCTCTGGGTCTGATTCGTCCATTGATTTTGTAAGCGTCCGGTAATACATGGCTTCCGCAAGGTCTTTAAGCATGTCCGTGACTTTTCCCATCTCTTCTGTATCTACACATTCGATACCTTTTGCAAACTCACACTCTGCGCTTTCAGACAGTTTTTCGATCATTTCGTGCATTCTCTTAATATCCATAAAACCGCCCTCCTTACGCTTCCCGGACTGCAATTAAATTGCTGTTCTGAACTTCGATTGACTGCGTAGACGTATTCTGTACCGCTACCGTAACACAACAACCGCGAGGAACGTCCACATATGCCTGCGCCGAAACGTTAAAGAAGTTTTCAACTGCCGCCGGTGTAACAATCATTCGAGTTGACTGCAACGGTTCTCCGTCAATTGCAATAGCCAGTGAAATAGCTTCAACTGTTCCACCGGTAGGAATTTGAATGTTTCCAGAATAAGATACCAAAAATCTTGCCCGGCACTGATTTGTAAGTCCTCTTAATTTAACAATGCCACTTCCCTGTCTATGAACAATGCATTTTGTTGCACATACCGGAGTTTCTGTAAATGCCACATCTTCTCCCTGCGCGACAGTTTGAATTGCAATTCCTGTAAATTCTGCCATAATTATTTACCTCTCTTTCAAAAATAAGGGCAAACATTATAGTCTGCCCTTTGTGTTTATAAGCAATACTGCACAGCAGACATAATCGAGTTAAACTCAATTAAGATACTCAATTATTCAATTTTGTGTAGCAGCTACTTTTAGCAGCTACATCCTGTGTTGCATCCACAGCCATACGCATAAGCGTTAGGATTTGGAACAACATATGCCGGGATTGCAGCCGGATTTACAGCGTTGATGATCTGCTGTGTCTGCGCTGACATTGCAGTAGTGAGCAATGCAGACTGGCGATCCTGTGATGCGGCTCTTCTTAAGTCATTATTTTCTGCCTGTAAGGAAGAAATCTTTTCCTGACACAGGTAATCAAGGATTGCCCTTGTTCCTGCCTGCTGGCTGTCGATAATGTCTCTTGTGTTGCTGTTCATGGTGTTCTGCAGTGCACAGGTGTTCTGTGACATATTGTAGTTTACACCCTGGATAGCTTCCCTGGTCTCGCAGCAGCAATTAGCCAACTGGGACTGTAAAGCATTCTGCGCCTGCATAAGTGTCACGTTTGTGGTATTAAATCCCTGCTGTGTCTGGTAGCCAAGGTTGCAGATTGCATTGTCTACACCATGGAAACCGTTCATAACGGCGGTATTCTGTGCGTAAAATCCATCACAGAGACCATTTGTGATACCATCTAACTTTCCGATGATAGCCTGCGTGTCAAACCCACGCTGAATTGCAGAGTCGGTGTATGCAGATGCTGTCGCTCCCATACCTCCGTTTCCTCCCCAGCCATTGCCGCCAAAGCCGCCCCAGCCAAAAATCATAGCGAAGATAATGATAGCCCACCAGCCATCGCCGCCCCACATGCCATCATTGTTTCTTCCGTTTCCTGTCACTGCTGCAATATCAGCAAGACTAGGCATTGCATTTCCATTAAACATTTTGTTTACCTCCATCTGATCTATTTACAAATGGGATAACCGGTTATTTTGCGCGCACCCCAAAATGTACTAATGATTAAACATGCTCATAACTTTCTGTTTTGCTTCATCTACCGTAATTCCTCTTTCTTTACAGAGATTCTCTGCCATTGTCTTAAGTCCACCTGTATCTCCGCTTTGATACATTTGCATGGCATTTTTTGCCATAGGATTGTTTTGAACCTGCGGAGAATTCATCATTTGATTTAACAATAATTGTGCCGGATTCATTCTGGATCACTCTCCTTTTTTACCTGTGAAGTTTTTCTTTGACTGCTTGGAATTTTATCTAATCGGTTTTCTATCTGTTCAATCTTCCCAAAAAGTTCATCAAACTTCTGCATAAATGCACCTGTGCACTCGTCTGATAGGTCAAATTTCAATTTTTCAGTATCATGCGATAAATTGCTAACAGTATCATGCGAAACTGGCTTAAAAACGATTGTGCGAATTGTGCCATCTGCGTTCCAACTTTTAGCGTATATTTCTGTCATATCCTGTTTTGGGAAAAATGCAACGCTGCCATCCATTGGCACATCATTGGCAGTGATGTTTTCTACCGCCGGAACTACTTTTCCATTTATGCCAAAAGTTTGAACCGGGATCTGCTGCTGAATTTGCTGCGGTGCCTGCATATAATTTTGTGTATTATCAATGCGTGGCTGATTCATATACGGATTGTATGCGTACTGCTGCCCGTATTGCTGCATCTGCTGATTATAAATCGGATTCTGGTATGCTCCGCTCATATTCATCCTGTTTGACCTCCTCTAAAACATCTTCTATTGCGTGTATGATAGACGACTGCGTTGACAAGTCCAAGGACTGTAACTCTTTTCTGGCAAAAATTTTTTCAAGAACTTCATCTGAAAACAC